ATGAGTTATTTCTTTTTGCGTTCCCGCTTGCTGACTTCCGATACAAGGTTCTTCTTGCTGTCACGTTTGAAAGAGCGGTTGGCTGCTGCGCTTTCTACCCGCAATCCAGTGCGATTGCTACCACCTTTATCCAGCGCAACCACGTGGGCGACATCTTTGCCATCACCCTTATGGACCTTGCCTGCCTTCACCATCTTGCGACGTGCGGCATTGCGTAGGGTGCGCTTCTTGATCTGCTCCGGCGTACCTTGATACGTCTCATATTCCCGCTTGTAGTTGCGGTCCTTCGGGTTCTTGTAGGGCATCAACGTCTCCTAGGGCGGTGGTGTTCGCATTCTACCACAGGGCACCACCCACATAAAGGTCCGCTTTTCGGGTTCCAAACTCCGCTGAGTTCAGCGTGTTCTAACCTATCCAGTTCATCATGGAAAGTCGCTAGATATTCATCACGCTGCCCAGCAGCGTGAACTTTTGGGATGAACTCGTTGCTCACCACGTAGGCCAAAGCAGACTTGATCGTTTTAAGTTCCGGATAATGCACGAATAGCGCACCAGCCATAACGTCAAGCTGCTTTGGGTCTGCGTACTTGGCGCTCTTTCCGGTCTTGTAATCGACCATGTGCGCCTTGCTGCCGTTGATGATGACGAGATCGACGATACCGCGCCACCACACATCCTTAGCAAAGAAGCTGCAAGGCTCGTAACCAGTGTCCGTCTTCTTGACACCCAGCTTTAACTCGGTGTGCTTGTCACCCTCGATAGCAGCCAGAGACTCTACGATGGGTTTCATGTAACCGAACTTGTTGGGTATCGGTGTGCCATCCTTGATAAATAGCTCGGCAGCTTCGTGGACAGCGGTCCCATAGTCAGCAGCTTCCCCCGGAACATCCTTGACGTCCTTGGCCACCTTGAGATGGAAGTACTTCTTCGGACATTGGTCGAAGGTTTTGATGCTGCTATAGGACCATGCTGTCATGTTATCTACTAATGCCTCCTAAACGATCAGCAACCAGCTTAGCATAGCCTGCAATGTCTAGCCAGCTATCTCGATACGCGGCGTTTCCGTTGACGATCCGGCTGATTTTCACCGCGATCATATCCAGTGCAATTATCTGGTCAGGGAATAGGTGCATATCGTTCCGTGCAAGTGCGTTGTGGATAGCACCCTTGATCTTAACGGCAGTATCTGAGCTTCGCATGAACGAGCCATACTGCTCTCCTCTTGCATCTAACACCGTATCTACTTCGTTGGCTTCTTCCTGCCGTTCTTGGCTCATAAAATTATCCAAATCCTCGGCGACGCTAGGTTCTTCTGCTCTGTGCGCCATCCGCTTTTTCAACGTGGAGACGTATCCGGGGCTGACTTTAAGCCGTTTGCAAATAGCCGTGCCGGACATTCCCTTGTTCAGCAATTCCAAGATTGCCGCTGCTTTGTTGTTCTTCTTCATCATTTGCTCCTTACTTTAGGTTGCCACCGGATTTCAGGATGTCCCCGTCAAACACATAGGTGCCTGTATGGGTCAGCCGGATAAACGGATGGGCGTGGATTTTGCCACCGTGGGTACGCCACAGTTCGCAAAAATGGTAATCCTCTGACAATAGCGCTCCACTTGCGTCGATAGACGTAGCGAAAAACTCATAGGTCAAAGGCTTGACGTATTCGCCGGTCTCTGGGTCTTGGAACGACGATACGCGATAGGTTGGGACATGGGGCTTGAGGTGTTCAAATACCTCCCGCTTGATGAGCATGAAGCCTGTGCCGCCATGTCGCACTTCGATACAACCACTTTCGTCGCTGTGTGCGTCTGCGTTGCCCACCATGTTGAAGACGAACGCACCCGCATGGTCAGCTAGGTCGCCCTTGCCAGCCAATGCCGCACGGTTGACGCTATCCCAGTTGACTTCCTTCTTGGGGTAGATGCCACAGGCAATGTCCTTGTCGGCCAGCATCAGTTGAGCAATGGCCTCCCCGTCGAAGCCGATGTCGGCGTCGATGAACATCAGGTAATCATGGTTGCTCTCAAGGAACACACGGGCCAGTTCATTACGGGCACGGGTGATGAGGCTTTCGTTCATGATCTGACACCATGCCACGTTGACGCCGATCTCCCGCATCTTTGCCATAGTCATCAGCAAGCCCTGCACATACGTACCCGTGCACATACCACCGTACATGGGAGTAGCGATCATGAGGCTGGGGCGCTTCTGCTCCACGGGTTTGACTTTAACTTCATCCATCAGTCTGCTCCTTCTTTTCTCGCTTGAGCCTGAAATAGCGTGAGTCCGCTGCGGCTACGCTAACACCCATACGCTCAGCAATTATGTTCTTATGGATGCCGTAATCACGCATATTGCATAACTCCCTATCCATTTCCGGCGTCCATACGGTCACCCCTCTGCTTACACGATGTATCACTTAAATATCCTTTTCCACGTAGTCACCGTGACCGCAGTTGTAGAGGAGACCTCCAACCCAACTCATTCCACACACGTTGCATGTGCAACGATATGGCGGACGCTTAGGGATAATCTTGACCTGACCGATGGCGGTCTTGGCCTTACCTTTGGGTTTACCCACTACTTACCTCCTCTGAAACGCCCGCGCTCATCGCGGTCTGTTAGCTTGTGCAGTTCGGCATTCAGCCTATCGTTCTCTTCTTTGATCTGGCCTGTACGGCTCGTGGCAACAATTAACCCCAGCAGAAAACCGACTGCGGCACCGATAATAAATGCTACTTCCATCATTCTTCTCCCTTCTTGCGTACGACCAGTTGATAGCCAACGTGGACGATCTCAGCCTCTTCTGCGAAGATATTGCAGAAGGCGTCGATTGCGGGCTTGGGGCGGTGGAGAATATCACGCGGGTTACCCCACATGTAATCATCAAACACCATGATCCCCTTGGGCTTGAGCAACGGCCAAGCCATGCAAGCATCAGTCAGCACGTCCTTGGCGATGTGCGACCCGTCGATGTAGATGAAGTCCAGTTCTTCCTCTTCTCTGATAGCGTGAGCCAGCCATCGGGTAGAAGTCCCCTGAAACTTAAGGATCGAAATATGACGGCCAGTCAGGGCAAGTGAACGGTTGTAGTCGAACCGCTTCTCCACGTCGCCCATGTTCTCTTCGCCATGCTCTTCGCCGCCTTCCCATGTGTCTATGCAGAAGAGTTCATCTCCATTTTGCATCATGTTCTCGGCAATCCAGACTGCGCTGCGGCCCTCGAAGGAACCAATCTCCATAAAGCTACGCTTGCCCGCTTCACCGGGCAACAGCGGGATAAGCTGCTCCCACACGGCAGGTGCCCAGTTGAACCAGTCCTTGGTAAATTGATATTCGGTCATTTCATGTTCCTTAATGCGTTCATGACGCCGTTGTTTTCCATGTCGGCCATTGTGGGGTGTCGCCCTGCCGTTAACGGTTTCCCGAATGAGCCAACGCTATTTGCATATTGTTCTTGTGCAGTCGTTAAACCTTGCTGCTGTGCCATCTGCTGGTACTGCTGCTTTCGCATCTGCTGTATAAGTTGCTGCTCGTACTCGCGCTCTTCCTCTTCCTTGCGTCTACGCTCGTCACCATTGCATAGCTCATCCATCATATCTTCATGGGCTTCTTGAAGGCGGATGTCGCGCAGCTTTTCGTTAACTGCGGTTTTGTCGGCTTCGTTTCCCCATGAGGTTATTTCATTTATGGTATCGTACCAGCGGCTATCCAGACTACGCTTAAATTCTTCGGGATGGCTTTCCATCCGTGCGAGAAGTAGTTTCACCACAGGGTGAACGTCTGTCATTTTGTAAGTTCCTGCATCAGTAACTCGTGCATCTTCTGCATACGAATGGCCCGCATTTTCTGCGAAAACAGGTGCTTCTCCGTTGCGTTCCAGTGAGTCTTGAATTGTTGGTACTTGCTTCCCCATGGCCTATCTCCTTCAAACTCTTCCGGATGGCTGTCCATCCTAGCTAACAACAACGCTACACCGGGGTGAATATCTTGCCCCTTATCCTCCATAACTTGCTCCCATCTTGCTCTCACAGTTCAGCGGCAGCATCGTTGACCACTTGGGTCTGATCCGCATGCACTGCTCCACATACTCTCTTGCCTGTAAGGCTTGATCTTCAGGTGCGATTGCACCCACGGCGTCATGCACCGTCATCACGACACGTAGCTTCCGTGCGACCATGAGCATCTGCTCACCGATCACGATGCGGGCCAGCGCCTGACAGACGTTCTCGACACACTTCCCACCATATATCCGGGTAGGGATAACAGCGCGGCCCTTCTTGGTATCGTAGACCAACTCTTCCTTGCCCGTCTTCTCGTCCTTCTGGCGTCGGATGTTGGGGTATTTAATGCGCAGGGTGTTTGGTAGCCGGATGCCATCCTTGCCCTCAACGATAAGCACCCCAGCAAGCCCAAGCGGAGCCGTGTTGTCGCGTATCATGGCAAGCAGGGCGGTCTGCGCTTGCTTCCACAACTGCGGTATCTTGGGGTAGGTGTTGCGATACACGTCGATGATGTAGGCGCACTCGGTCAGTTCCAAATCCACGCCAAAGGTCTTTAGCTGCGCCTTAAATTTAGCCGCACCCATGCCGTAACCTGCACCTAGGATCGTAGTCTTACCAACGAACCGCTGCGAGTCTGTAACCTCCTCGATAGGCACATTGTAGATGCGGGAAGCCATGATCTTATACACGTCCTCACCTGCATCAAAGGCAGCGACGAGGTCATTCTGCCCAGCCAGCCACGCCAAGGTTCGCGCTTCGATCTGTGACGAGTCGCAGTCGATGAACACATGCCCCTCAGGCGGTAGGATAGCCTTCTTTAGCGGTGATTTCCTTGGGAGGTTTTGCATGTTGACCTTGTCGTCTCCGCCCCAGCGTCCCGTGTGCGCCGCATAGTAGCGTAGGGGGATGGGCAGGGTCCCACGCTCAGCAATCCGGATGAACCGCTCAGTGCGCGTCTCTTCCAGCGTAGACTTAACACCCAGACGCGCCGCCACAATCGCTTGAACCACCCATTTCTCATGCTCTAGCAACTCCTTGAAAGCCTCATCATTCTTAGCAAAGGCGTAGGTCTCCTTTCCAGTGGTGGTGCTTATCTTCATCGGAGGCTCCACGCCGTGGAATAGCAGTAGTTCGGCCAGCTTGGGATTGCTCATCAAGTCAGCCTTGTCGTAGTTCAACTTGGCCATGAGCGCTTCCTTCTTGGTCTTCACGTCCTCAAGGTGCTTTGTGAGTACGTCAGTATCCAGACGAAGGGCGGGTTCCGTGAACATGCGGATGGTCAGGTCGATGAGCCGCATCTCCACCAGCGGGAAGCCAACTGCGATCTTCTTGAAAAGCTCGTAGGTCAACTCGGTATCGTTGATGCAATACTGCCCATAGCGGGCTAGCTCTTCGTCCGTGAAGTCCACGCGCATCTTGCCCAGCGCGTTGATAACCTCATCGCCCTTGTTGCCTAGTCCGTAACGCTCAGCAGCTTTGGCTAGGCTGTTGCCCGCATCTGGCCCGTCGATGGCACGTAGCATGGACAGCGTATCGGCAATGCGCTTGGGGCGGATGTCAAACTGCCAGTTCAGGATGGACATATCGAACATGGCGTTGTGCGCCACAGCCACACTATTGGTCCAGTCCCACTGATCCAGCCACCGCTTGGTTTGCGCTTTAGTTCCACTGAACCACTGCGTCTCCTCGTCGTTCTTCTTTACAGCTACGCCGATAACCTCAAAGATTTCATCCCGAACATACTCTTCCGTTGTCACTTTGGAGAGTGAGTAAGTCCGGTCGTAGTAGGTCTCGAAGTCGATAGTCAGGATTTGCATTGGGTTTGCTCTTCTTTTGGTTCAAATACGAAGCCGAACTTGCTGCCTTCTGGCACGACATAAGTTGCCTTGGTCGGGTCGAGCGTAAACTGATACAGCGTGTTTTTGGTAGCTGTGTTCACTACGGTGACTTTGACTTTATCGGTCACTTATCTAACCCCTCAAGGAACAACCGCAGTTCCACAGGCAAGGTTTCGTCCTGTTTAGCCTTCGGACTAAATTTAGCTAAGTAGCTAAGCGGGATTTTATTTCCGCCATACCATGCTGGTTTCATTTCAGGTGCTCCCCCGCCTCAATTTCTTCTGCGATCATTGCGACAAAACCTGAGTATTCAGATTTAGGATATTCTTCCTGCTCCTTACGCAGCCAATCCACGATCAGCTTCTCCGTCTGATTGACCAGATCGACCAGCACAGCGCGGTGTTGGTGCAGTGGGAGCCGCACACGATGCTCATCAAGCACCATGTCGATGAACATGTCCTTCGTTATAGCTTTTTTGCTATATTTTAGCTCGTCCGCTGTTCCGCAGTCGCACCAAGCACGGATGTCACCCATGCGGACGATGGCGCAGTTAAGGTCGTGTTTCATTGATCCCAATCCCTCCCCTCATATCCTCTAAACAGGCGCTCAAGCACCCAGTCGATCAGTCGTCGCATCCTTTATGCTCCTTCCATTTGCGGACTAGCTCCCGCATCATGTCCCAGTTTTCTTCGTTAGCCACTACGGCAGTGCCGTTGTTACGGCGGATAGCTTCGATCTCCACTACCTGTAGGGCAGTAGGTTTATTCTTCCCCGCCTTGCACTCGATAGCCAAGAAGTGCCCG